GGGGCTGGACGAAGCAAGGGTACTTAAAAACTTAGGCGTCAAAGATGTACCCTCGCCCATAACACGGCGCTACCATTGGCCGGGGCGCTACATCCCGATGGCGCACCAGATAGAGACTGCTGGCTTCCTGACCATGCACCGCAAGGCGTTCTGTTTTAGCGAACCGGGGACAGGCAAGACACTCAGCGCACTATGGGCGGCTGACTACCTGATGCAGCGCGGGGACATACGCAGGTGCTTGATACTGTGCCCCCTGTCCATCATGCACAGCGCGTGGTTGGCAGACATGACTAGCAGCATCATCCATCGCTCTGCCATCATCGCGCACCATGCTCAGGCTAGTCGGCGTATAGAGATGGTGCAGCAGGACTACGAGTTCGTCATCACCAACTACGATGGCCTGAACCTGATAGCTGATGAAGTAAAGAACGATGGGCGCTTTGATCTGGTCATCGTGGATGAAGCGAACGCCTACAAGACCTCGACTACCAAACGGTGGAAGTCCTTGCAGAAGATCGTCACGCCAGACACATACCTGTGGATGATGACGGGGACACCAGCATCGCAGTCACCTGCGGATGCGTATGGGCTTGCCAAGTTTGTGAACCCCAACGGTGTGCCACGGTTCTACACAGCATGGCGGGATCAGGTGATGAACAAGATCACCATGTTCAAGTGGGCACCGAAGGCTGACGCACCGCAGACAGTACATGCGGCATTGCAGCCAGCGATACGCTACACCAAGGCACAATGCCTCGACCTCCCGCCTGTCATAACGATGGTGCGTGAAGTGCCGTTGACGCCACAGCAGAACAAGTACTACACCATGCTCAAGGAGCAGATGCTGATACAGGCAGCAGGCGAGACAATCAGCGCAGTCAACGCTGCGGCAGGCGTGAGCAAGCTGCTACAGATCAGTTGCGGTGCAGCGTACACAGACATGAAGGAGGTAGTGGAGTTCGACTCGGCTCCGCGCTTGGCTGTGCTGGAGGAGATACTGGATGAGACAGATCGTAAGGTCATCATCTTCGCGCTGTTCCGTAGCACCATCTCTGCTATCCACGCGTACCTGCTGAAGAAGAACATCGCTACCGAGATGATCCACGGCGATGTAACACCTGTGAAGCGGGGCGACATCATCAGGCGCTTCCAGAACGAGCCTGATCCACGAGTGCTGGTGATGCAGCCACAGGCATCGGCGCATGGCATCACGCTCACCGCTGCTGATACCGTTGTGTTCTACGGCCCGTTGATGTCTGTTGAGCAGTACACACAGTGCATAGCCCGTGCTGACCGCAAGGGACAGAACTCCGACAAGGTAACAGTGATACACATTCAAGGCTCTCCGATAGAGAAGCGAATGTTCAAAGCCCTTGAGGGGAAAGTGAACGACCACTCACTTCTCACCAAGATGTTCGACATAGAAATTAAAAACTGAAAGGTGCTTGCAATCGAAAAATAAACCGCTAAACTGTCCAACCCTAGACAAAAACAAACAGGAGAAGTAAATGGAAATTGATGTAATGCCGATGGATCGGCTTGCCAAAATCTACCGTAAGATGCGCTCGGCTATCGAAGTCCTGACCAAGGAATACGATACGCAAGTCGAGGCCATCAAGGAGCAGCAGGAGGGCGTGAAGAACGCCATGAAGGAACAGATGAAGGCGCTGGGTGTCTCATCTGTGAAGACAGAACAGGGAACAGTCATCCTCTCTGTGAAGACGCGCTACAACACGCAAGACTGGGACTCGTTCAAGAAGTTTGTCATCACGCACGAGGCTGTGGACTTGCTGGAGAAGCGCATCGCACAGAGCAACATGGCGCAGTTCTTAGAAGAAAATCCCGGACTCGTACCTCCGGGACTCAACACGTCGTCTGAGTATGACGTCAGCGTACGCAAACCAACCAACTAGGAAATCAAAGTGAGTATTACCCTTTTCAATTCGACGAGCGTCCCCGCACATGTACGCGCTGGACAACTATCCGAGACTGCACTTGCCCTCACAGGCGGTGGTACAGGCTCCAGCCTCAAGCGCATCAGCACCAAGGGTGGCGTGTTCAGGCTAATGGCAGGCGGCAAAGAGGTTGCCAACATCGAAGAGCGCCACCTTGATGTGGTGATTGCCAAGGCTGCGGCTAAGATCAACCGCATCTTCTACGCCAAGGCATACGACAGCGAGAACGTAGGTGGCCCTGACTGCTCCTCCAGCGATGGTGAGAAGCCTGATGCAGGCGTGCCTAACAAGCAGTCGGATACCTGTATGGGCTGCGAGAAGAACATCGCAGGATCGGGCAACGGCAACAGCCGCGCCTGCCGCTACCAACAACGCTTGGCTGTGGTGCTGGCTAACAACCCCGCAGGTGATGTGCTACAACTGACGCTGGCAGCTACCTCTATCTTTGGCAAGGAAGACGGCGACAAGCGCCCCCTGCAAGCGTATGCACGCTTCTTGGCAAGCCAGAACCCGCCTGTTAACCCAGAGGCAGTTGTCACGCGTATGCGCTTCGACACCAAGGCCGAGGCTCCCAAGCTGTTCTTCCAACCAATGCGTTGGCTGTCGGACGACGAGTACGAGACTGTGATGGAGCAGGCCACCAGCAAGGATGCTATCCGCGCTGTCTCGTCTACCGTAGCGTCTGTTGATGGTGTCAAGGCCGCGCCCCTTGCGCTGGCTGGCAAGCGTCCTATGGGCGAGTTGACCAAAGAGGAAGACGCCCCCACGTACGAGCCCATCGCAGCAAAAGCCGCCGCCAAGAAGGCCAAGCCAGCACCCGCGCCAGCACCTGTGGTAGAGGATGAAGACGAACCTGAAGTACGCAAGGCCGAGGTTAAGGTAAGCTCCGTGCCTGCCAAGAAGGGCAGCTTGGCTTCTATCGTTGCTGATTGGGACGACGAGTAACAGTTTCGCTGGGGTGGGCAGCGGTTGCATTGCGTAGGTCGGGGTACTGATTCCCCCGTTACCTTTGGACTTACATATCTACGACTGCGTTTCCTGTTCCACCCCAGCACCTACTTATGGCCTACTCACAAAAAATCATCGACGCCGTGGCCGACACGCCTAAATCGCTGGGCAACCAGCTTGGGCGCTGGGCCATCCATCTCGACTTCCCCGTGACGAAAGTAGCTAGGGCACTTGGTGTTACCCGACAGACCGTATACAACTGGTTCACAGGTACTGAAGTGTTCGTCGGCTACCGCAATCGCGTGGAATTACTCTTAAAAATAATGCAGTCCTCCCATACAGCGGATGAGGCTTGGAGAAGAATATGTCTGGAATACAACCTAACACCCTGACCGACGCAGAACTGGCGAAGTATGCCTACCTGCAAGGAGCGAAGGGATTAAGCCCGGAATGGGTAACACTGCTTATCACGCGCTTTGAGGAAGTCCTCATGGCTAACGAGCGCATGGAAGCACAACTGGATGCGATTGGCTTGTGGCCTATGGCAATTAAATAACAGAACCAAGGAACGCCATGTCCCCGCTTGATTTTCTAGCGGCGGTTCTGCCATCCCCCGGTAATGGATACTACTGTGTGGCAGAGCTTTCCTCCAAAAAGAAGGAGCACTTTTATGTTGAGAACCTCGAAGAAATAGAACCAACCACAGGCAAGTGGTTAACAGAAAAGCGCGATGTGTACTTCGCGCTTTCTACATTCAGCACATCGAACAGCCGCGAGGCTAGTAACGCACGCTGGATCAAGTCCCTGTTCATCGACATGGACGGGTACGCATCCAAGAAGGAAGCAGCGCAAGCACTCAGCGGGTTCCTGACAAAGACAGGGTTGGGTGAGTTGGGTACGCCGTGGGTCGTTGGCTCTGGAGGGGGGCTGCACTGCTACTGGCCCCTTGATGCAGCCGTAGACATCACGACATGGAAGCCAGTAGCGGAGAACTTCAAGCGCCTGTGCAGACAGGAGAAGCTAGTCATCGACATGACGGTGACGGCTGACGCCGCTAGAGTACTACGCATCCCCGGCACAACCAACTTCAAAAAGAAGTACGACACGCCGCGCCCCGTGCGCTTGCTGGCAGAGGGGGACACATTCACCTTTACCCAGTTTGCGGATGCGGTGCGTGAGCAACTGGTGGGGACTGCTTATGAGGCCAAGCCCCCCAGCACCTTTGAGTTGGAAGGCAAGCGGCCTGCCGCTGCGCTGACGGCAACGGGTGTCAAGC